ATAATTTATCCTTAGTCTTTCTACTAACACTCATAATGAAGTCAGCGGTTTGTACTTTCTTATATGAATCACCAACCGAATCTGCTTGTATAACTTCGTGGTCAATAGCTGCTCTATTAGTTTGAGTTGCTGTCCAAATTGGAATTTGTTGTTCACCACTTAATCCTCTAAGTTCTTCATAGATACCACCCAATTCAGCATACAATCCATCACTTGCTCTATTACCACTTTTTAATAAATCGGCATAATCAATAATAATAAGGTTTGGGTTAAATCCACTTGCTCTTAATTTTTCAATATGAGCTGAAAGGGTTTTTGCCGATGCGAATTGTGGTGGATAATATTTGATACGAACTCTACCTGGTGTGTTCTTAATCTTACGAATAATCTCATCTTTACGTTCTTTGTGTTCCGATGTTTGAATACCTGTAAGAATTGTTGTATATTTTTGAACCGCTGAACAAGCTATTTTAGATAAGAACCAACTTTTACCGATACCAGATGGTGCCATAACTACTCCTAATTCACCGGGCCCTAAACCACCATCCATAAGTTCATCAATAACATCCCATCCTGTTGATACGGAATTACGTTTAACATCTTCCATAATCAACTCAAAATTATCGATGTAATCCATTCCTAAATCGTTTTCTACACCTACTTTAGATGCTGCCATCATCGTATCTATAATCTTATCGTAGTTTCCTGCTTTGAGTAAATCTACCGATTTTAGAAGGGCATCTTTAACTTTTTGGTTTTTAGCAAATGTAAGATATTCTTTCTTAACATAAGGTAAATCTTCAGAACCAATCTGTAAATATACAGACTTTAATTGTTCAACAACAGTCTGCTTTAATACTTTATCCTCAACTTCACCCACCTTAATCTTAAACACCTCCATAGTAGGGGATGTACGGAATTCATTGAAGTAGTTTTGAACTTCTCCAATAATCCATTGGTTGGCTTGTGATTCAAAAAAAGCTGGTTTAGTTATTTCAGTTACCTGTTCTAAGAACTTTACATCTGATATAAGAGAAGCTACAACTTTAGATTGATACGATTGGCCATATTTTACTAACGTATCTACTGCTTCCATTATGCTTCAGCTTTTTGCTTTTTTAATTGTTTTTTTGATTGAACCTTTTCGGCTTGGTCGGTAGCTTGGTCGGTAACTTGGTCGTTCTTTGGTTTACGAGTCGCAAGCTTCCATTCTGATTTTGGTACAAACTTCCAGTACCCACCCTTTACTCTTTCATCAGCATCTATATCTGATACTCTACGGATTTCATCTAATTCGTAACCTTTGGCTACTTTGATACATTTAATACACTTCATAGTTTTTTCTCCATGTTTTAATTTAAAAATTATTTTAATACCATTAAGATTTCTGATTCTCTTAATAAGGTATATTTTTCTCCATTGATTTTTACTTCATTACCCTGATGGTATGGTGGTAAAATTACTTCATCCCCTTCGGTTACACTCATTGGAATTAATGTTCCACTTTGTGTGTAAATGCCAGGTCCTACTTTAATAACTTCAGCACGTTTTACATCTTCCAATTTTGCACTTTCTGGAATGATAATACCGCCGGCTGTTCTGTCATTGTTTTGTTCTAATTCTTTTAGGAGAACTCTATCTCCAATTGGTTGTGCTACTTTGTCTGTCATAACTTAATTTAAAATTTTGATAAATGTGAAAATGTTGATTGTAACCAATCTAATACATTTGGGAATGAATCTAACATACGATGCTTTAATCCCAATTTAAGAAACTCTTGCTTCTCAAACTTTGTTATTGGTTCATCGTATCTATCCATAATTTTCATTCTAAGGTTTCCACTAAATTCAGGTTCTGATAATTGCATCAATTTACGATTTCTTTCGCAAATTTCCAAATTATCTAAAAATAATTCGTGAGCCTTAATCTTTTTATCCAATGTATTTACATACTTAACCATTGTTTCGGTTGTATGTGTGGTTTCTTCTGTAAGGATTGGAAATGCTTTGATAATAGTTTTTGCACCTAATCCATTAATACCTTCGATGTTATCCGATTTATCACCATCAATCATTCTAAAGTTAACAAAATTGTGTGGATGAAATCCGTATTCTTCTTTAACTTCATCTATTGTATAAACTTTCTTTTTTGTTGGCGAATAAACAGATACATCTTTATTTACTAATTGTAAAAAATCTTTATCGGAACTCATAATAATAACCTTCTCATCTTCTTGTCGAAGTTGAGTTGTTATATACCCAATAACATCATCAGCCTCAATACCATCATAAACCATTAAGGTTACAGGTAGGGCTGTTAATAGTTCGGCTAATCCAACCATCTGCCTTCTCATAGAGATTTGCTCATCTTCGGGATTCATATCCACAGTGATGGCACGATTTAGGCGGATTTTGTTTTTAGCTCTATCGGCTTTATAACCTCCGTAAATTTTCTTTCTGCTGTCCGAACCACCCTTACCATCGAATACAATGATACATCGGGTTGGGTTTAAAGTACGGATAGCGTAGCCGATACTTTTTAAAGTACCGACTATGCCTCCAATATGGTCACCATTATCGTTTAGATTTGGTGCGGTTGACCAAGAACGAATGAAGGTATTAAGACCATCAATAATTAGGGTTTTAGAATTCTTTTGTAAATCTCCAAAACTCTTGTGTTCTTCATCTATTTGTTTTAGTATATCTAAATACTTCTTATTAATCTGACTCATTAGCTACATCCGTTGTTTCATCAACTTCCTCTGAAGCGGAATTTTTATATTGTAAAATACAAACCTCACATATCCTACGATAAATTTGGTCTTTTAATTCTTCGTTTTTAAGAATATCTGGAAAATCTTTTGATTGGAATTTTATAACTTCGCCAGTATCAGTGTCAATATATTCATACCAAGCACCTGCTTGCTTTACTAACTTATTATCTTTCATAACTCCTAACCAGCTTCCGAAATTATCAATACCTCTATCAAAGAAGATATTGAAATCCGCGTGTCTCAATGGTGGTCCTAAACGATTTTTGATAACCTGTGCTCTTACTTTGATACCAACAATTCTATCACCAACTTTAAGTTGTCCCATAGATTTCAAACGGAAACGAACAGAAGCATGAAATGCTAATGCTTTACCGCCTGATGTTGTCCAAGGGTCACTAAATGCCATTGCGTTCATCTTTTGACGAAGTTGATTAGTAAATACTAAACAAATACTCTGTCTACCAATCATATTGGTGATTTTACGCATTGCTTTGGAAATGATAATTGCTTTATCCGTAGCGTAACCATCTTTACCATAATCAGCTTCTAACTCTTTATGAGTAGATGCAGCTGCTACTGAATCAACTACGATAGTTACTAATCGGTTCTTATCGCCTGTTCTAACTTTCTCAATGATAGTTTCACAAGCTTCAAAAATACCTTCAACCGTATCTACTGAAACGTATAGTAATTTTGAAATATCAACACCAATTGCTTCCAAAAACTCCCTATTAACGGCAGTTTCGGTATCAATCAATACGGCTACTCCACCTTTCTTTTGTGTTTCAGCAAGGAGATGGGCGGAGAGCAGAGATTTTCCACTCTGCTCTAAACCCGTAATCTCTGCTATACGGCCAACAGGCAAACCACCATAAGGTCTATTGGAAACTGCTACATCCAAAAGAGCGTTACCAGTAGATACCCAATCTTTTACGTTGGTAGGAGCATCGCCACCACCATCGTTTAGGAAGTATGCAATCTTACCATCCTTATTTTGTTTGTTTAATGATTCCGCAAGAATACTTGCTAAATCCTCTTGTACTTTGGCCATAATTGTAACCTGTTATTAATTGTTAAATAAATCATCAAATGCTGATGCTACATCATCCTTTTGTGTTGGTTTTGTAGTTTCTTCCTTTTCCCAAGGCAAGTCACCAACTTCTTGTGTACCACCTAAATCAGCAGATACTTTTGATTGTGGTTTTGGTGCTGCTTTTGGAGCTTCTAATTCCTCTACAACTTCATCCGATGCTGGTGTTGAACCTGGGTTTAACCAATTTTCTAACACACCTTTCAATTCACTATAAGATAACTCTGAATACAATTCCGTAATGTTCTTTTGATTTTCCAAAAGAGATTGGATTTGGTCAGCGCTTTCTCCTAATTTAGATTGAGAAGGTTTAACACGAATAGTTGTTGTTGGATAAGCTGCATTTGAATCTTCAGCGGATTGAATTTCTACAACGATATCTCTACCATTCATTGGGTCGGTGATATCTCCGTAATCCGGGTCAGCGATATATCCTAAGATATCCTGATAAACCGTCTTACCAAATCCCCAAAATTTAACACCTTCGTTCTCTTTACCTCTTACGATAACAGGTGCGAAAGTTCTCAATTTTGGCTCCATCTTCTTACCTGCTTTCCAATCATCAGTATCGCCAGTACGTTTAAGTTTTTCAGCGAACTCAACAATTGGGTCAGGTCTGCCAAAAGATGCAGGACTCAAATAAGTTTTGTTGTTAATGTTGTAGTGAAAGAATAATTCAATGAAAGGAATATCTTTATTGAATTTGTAGGGAACTAATCTGATTTGATGTTTTCCCGGTGTTGGCTTCCAAAGTGAATCTGATTTTTTGGAAGTGTTTTGTAACGAGTTGAATCTCGATAGGGCAAGTTTAATGTCCATTTTTCTTACGTTTTAAAGTTAATAATTGTTGTTTAATGTTTAAGGTTTTATCGATATTACCTATATCTAAATATAACCTTTTTATGTTTTTGTTCTACAAATATAGAACTTTTTTTTCACATTTCCAAATTTATTTTGCCCACTTTCCTCTCTGAACTAATTGGGCAATAATACCATAAACTGATAAATCTTCGTAGGTGTCTTGAATCGATTCTCCTACCTCATCCGGCTGTCCTAATACTACTAATTGCTTTAATCTTTGAACCTTATCGTTGATTCTGAACCAAAGACCTGTGAGTGATAGTTTGATATCTTCTTTGGATTGTAAAGCAGTTCCTACCGAAATGTTGCCTGGTCCGTAGTTTCTTTGTTTCTTACAAAATGTTTCATACATTTCTGCTTGGATTCGTTTGAATTCTTCCATCATTTCTGGGTAAATTCGTTCGCAATGTTCTCTTGCGGTTTCTTCGTGGATTTCTATCATAACTGTTTATTTAATTTTTGTTTTAGTTTCATTCCTAATGCGCATGATTCATACTCTTCGGCTTCCACCAAAGTTTTAATGTTTTCATCGATAATAAATTCGAAGTCTACTCTATGAATTGAAAGTTCAACAACAATAATTCGATTTATGATTATCTTTGCAAAGCAAACAATATCTTTCTTATAACGAATACCCCATTCCACTCCTTTGATTAGTGCTTTGGATATTTCGTATCGAAAATCTTCGAATACTGTTTCGGCTGAATTCGTTTCAATTACTAACTTTCTTTTCATTGAAACAAATATAATAAATTAATTCTGAATTTCCAAATTAAAAAGTGTCAATATTTAATTCAGATAAATTTAAGTTTTTGTAAACCTTTGTTGGGATTTTTTTGTAGCCGTAGTTTGATGTAGTAATGATACAATTTTTAAACTCATTCCAATCTAATTGATACGTTGTATCTAATTGGCCACCTGTTTTTGCTTTAATAACTTCGTTTAAAGCATTGATTGTATATATCGTATTAGACTGTT